CTTTTAATGTTTTTTTAAAAATAAAAACCCAAAACTCATCAGCAAACCCAGGTTTTTGGAGACAAGGCTCAAGGTTTAATATAATGAACAGTAATACGTTAAGACCTTGGATTAGAGAGAATAATGTAGATATACTAAAGCCGGTAACAGGTTATCAAGTGCCTTTAAATGAATATGTAATGCTGACTTTTGTGTATAAAGCGGGTTTTTTTGCTAAGTTCTATGTTAACGCAATAGAGAGGCATACCGCTTCAATAACAGAATCAACCTTGACTCAATTTTCTCTTAGCGCTTTAGGCTATCAAAACACCACTTCTGAGAATTTCTGGGGAGACTATAAAAGTTTTATTTTTTACAAAAACCCACTAAACCAGAGTAATATTCTAAGCTTATATAACACATTAACAGCAACATATACTTTATAATCATGATACAATCAATCCCCGAAATCTTGTACTATGCAAGAAGTCAAAAATCAGGAAAAATAAGAATAGAATTGACTAATCCAATAGATGACGGTGTGGGTAACACTACTTACACAGTGACAGACTGGATAGTAGATGAAGATCCTGTTTCTACTATTGTAGGGGATATCGGAGAATACAAAGAATCAAAATAAGTTTTCAAAAACGCCTTAACATTAGTCCATGTGATTTTTTTAAGAATACCTCCAGCAGTTAACGAAGTTGCCACATAATCAGTATCATTTGGAGTGGCATCACCAGCACCACCAATTAACGATCCTAGTGTTGTTGCGGTTTCATTACCTGAATTTGTTCCACTGGTGTTTCCTATTACCGTTAATTGAGCATCTGTAACATATCTTTTATTAGCTGAATCAGGAACATTAGCAGTTGTTAAATCATTAATTTGTTTTTGAATTTTCCCAAAAGCCTGTAAAACAGAATCAGTTGAAACAATAGCTCCACCAGTAGCTAATGAAAGTCCCGTTAAAACTGTCGCTAAAACTCTGGCAGTAGTAAAATAAAGATTAGAACTACCTTCAGGTAAAGCATCTGTGGTAGAAGCCGATGTAGCGCCTGCAATAACCCAGCCTTCATTTACGTCCCAAATATATTCCTTTGCATCTGTGCCGGTGCCAGCATCTACTATAGCATAATCTCCATCTTTCCCAGTTGGTTTTGCTGCCTGTAACGCAACTAATGATACATATTTCCCTTGAAAATATTGATTATAATCAGCTATATTTAGTTTTAAGTCTATTTGGGATTGATAGGAGTTAAATACTTCCCAATCTTCTTTGCTTAAATAACCATTAGTAGCAGCATCTGCCTTCAATATTGAAAATACATTTGTAAATGCATCGTAATTCAAAGGCGTACTAGCTGTAACAGCAGCGGCACTAGTTTGGCTTATGCTAGAACTAAAAGCCTTAAACACCTCCCTAACCTTTGCAGGCGAAACTTGCCCCGTATTATTGTCAATTATAAGAGTATTGACAATATTATCTAATTCTTGCTGCGAATACACCATTTTAATATATTTTTATGAAAATCCAAAATCGAATCCGTTACTAAATGCACGTCCCATTGATGGCGGGTCAATCTGAGTTTGTCTATCGATGAAAAACAATATTTGTGTTATTTCCCCCGATTCCAACAATTCGCCAATTAATTCAAAATCAATTCTGCTACCTGTGATATTATAAGTCAATTCTTTGATTATGATTCTTTGTTCCCATTTACCTATTGCGTCTAAAATTTCAGCCGAAATATTAGCTACAGCAGTATTTATTGGCGAATCTATAAATTGCCAAATATCAGAACCAAATAAAGGGCGTATCGGGTCGCTCCCTTTCGTTGTGGTTAAAATAATACCCATACATTGACGAATATCATTTATACCCTCAACAACTTGTCCTATCATTTGAGTGGATAGTTGCCAATTGGTTGCTTTTATATCTTCTAATTTAGTAGCCATTATGGTATTGGTGTACTCGTTGGATTTCCATTTGTTGTTGTCGTATGCCTGTGATTTTTAAGCGAAACAGCACCCGCCTGAACGTCTCCTGTTGCTTTTAAATCTCCTGATATTGCAGCACCTCCTGGAGCTGTTAAAGTTCCCGAAACAGTGATTGCGCCTGTAACAGCAACCGCCCCGATTAATTTAATAACAGGAGCTTGTATTTTTGCCTCAGTAGTTGCAATAATATTTGCGTTAACTGCGTTTATGTTAGCTTCTGATTCAGCTGTGATGTTTACTTTTCCTTTAATATTTAAATTGTATTCGTGTGAATTGCGATTGTATTCAATCACGGAGTCATCATCAAATTTAACTCTAAAAATACCATCACCGCCACCGTCTGGATTTGATTTTTCGTTGAATAAAGCACCTAAAATAACGCCTTCCTCTGAATGTTTATCCATTAAACAAGCTACTTGTTCGTTTATCGAAAAAGTATATGAAAACTTATCTTTAATTGCTCCAAAAGTGATAATTTGTAACCAATCGGAAACGATATTATCGTCCGTGAATGTTACACGGGCGTAACCGCTTGCGGGGTCAACTTCGGTTATGTTTCCAAATCTTAGCATAAATTTATAGCGTGTTTACCAAAATTCAAATATATAAATTAATCCTGAATTTTTGTTGGATTTCCGTAAGGATATTTTCTGTCGGGCCATTTAAAATTTCTAACGTCAACATTGTTCGATTGTTGTTTTTTCTTTGGCTTAGTTATCTGCTCTGATTTTGCAGGCGAATTTAAGCGTTTTATTTCAACTGATACGGTGTACCCTGTTGATTTATCAATTTTATGGGAACTGCTTTTAATGTGATATTTACCTGATAACTTGCCTAATCCAGTCACTTGAAAATTATTGCCTGCAATTGCTAAGGTCGTTCCATGAAATTCTAGATTACCCTCCATTTGATTAGTAGCTGACAAGTGCATTATTGCTTTGGCTTTCGCTTCTGCTTGCTGTTTATTCTCGGCTTTTGTATGCGTAACTCCTGAATCCTGATTAACAGGATTATCACTCGTGTAACCTTGTTCTGATTTGTATTTTTCAAACTCCAAATTAGCTGTTACAGGCTCGTTTTTTTTCGGATTTTTAGATTTCACCGAGGCGGTTTTAATCATTCCGTCGGCTTTATCTCTGATATCGTATCTTGAAATACCTGATTTGTCAACTGAGAAACTTGTATTTCGTATTTCAACATCATAAATAGACGTGAATGTAATGACATTTTCACGTACAGCAAATAGAACTCCGTATTCCTGAGAAATTCGCTTTAAAAACGCTAAATCAGTTTCTTTGTTTTGGGTAATACGTCCGAAAGTAATATCTGGAATAGCTCCCTGAATAGTCAGGTTATTTTTTGAAGCTACTTTTTCGGCAATTTGTTTCAAAGTTTTTGATTCGTGAGCATCTGATTTCTTGGTACGTAAAGTATTTACGATTCCAGTTGCCATGCCTCTAATTGTGACAACGTCAGGAGGCCCTGAAAGATTAATTTCGTCAATCTCAAAAACTCCGCATTTTAAGTCCTCAATAGTCACAGTTAATTTAGCACCTTTTTCTGGATACCAGCCGTTTTGCCAACGTAAATCTACGTCTTCAACTTCGATTTCTATTTCGTCACTCTCGCCTTCCGTTTTATCGTTGTACGTAAGCGACAGCATATACTTAGAGATATCGGATGTGATATTCTTATTGTTGTACAGGACGGTAAAATTTGGTTTTTGGATATTCATTTTATTTATAGAAATGTTTTTTAACAAAAGCTATTTTTTAGGCTTTGGCTTCGGTTTTGGCTTCATTGGCATTGTCATTGGTTTCCCCATCACTTTACTAATTTAATTGTTATTCAAAAATTTAAAGGTGTCTTGATTCTCCTATTTTAATTTAACTTCATCGTTGGTCAACCACTTGTGACCATTCATTTTCATTCCGTCTTTCATCGTAATGTCAGAAATGTTTGCAGGCAATGAATAACTTTTAATGATTGCGGTTGAACCTTTCATTCCGTCCATGTGGTCTACTAAAACTTCAACGAAACTTCCTTCTTTTATAACCTTAGTTTTTGAATTCGAAGAATCGTAATCAATAGAAAAAACCTCTTTAATTTTTTCTTTTGCTTCTTTCATTTTGTCCTGAGCTTCTAATGATGTAGAAACTGCCCATTCTTTTAAATCTGAATCTCCATACAATGACTGAGCTACGCTTATTACCTGCTCGTAACTCTGTATCAAATTTGCTAATTTTTGTTTGTTTTCGTCTTTAGCCATTTTATTATATTTTAATTATTCTATCGTTTCCAAGGTGGTAATAATTCACTATCAATTTGTATTTCTCCTGATTCTAAAATAGGCACGATTACACGTGTACCAGCTTCTAAAATTGGCGAAATAACAATACTTGTATTCGCTTCAATAATTCCATCAATCAGGGTTGCGTCACCATAAGCCTTAAAAGCTATGGTGTCCCATCTGTCACCCTGTTTTGTCACGTATTCAACGAAATTAGCCATTATACACGTCTGATTATAGAATTATTAGAAACACCTAAATTTGTCGAATTTAGATTAACAATTGAACCGCTTAATTGCTGGTTTAATATTTTAAAACTGTTCACATCTGTAACAGGAAGAACAGCCTTCATATTTTGAACTCTTACATAAACGTCATTTAAAGCTGCTGGCATATCTTCTGCCAGGTCTTGCAACTGCGAAGCGTCTGATAATATGGATTGAACCGTGGTTAATCTGCCTTCAATATCAGTAAGCGACTTGTTTATTTTTCCACTCCAATATTCTGAACGGCTCGGAATAGCTTCAATTTTTGCTGTGTAAATTCCTGTTACCGTTGCCGATGTTTGTATTTTTGATATTTCAGCAGTCATTCCCATTCCTTCTGATAACTTAGGAGGCAATACAGAACGCACATTTGAATTTCTTTGAGAAGTAGCAAATGAATTTTGAATAGCCTGTAATTCTGCTTCACGCAATGGATTATCTGAAAAGCTTTCCAGTAATTCAACCGATAACGTAACTT